CAGAACAATTCTTTAGTTCAGTTTATCCTACTATATCTTCAGGTACAAAAACAAAATTAATTATAGTATCTACACCTCATGGTATGAATCAGTTTTATAAGATATGGACAGATGCTGTTAATAAGAATAATGACTATATTCCAATTGACGTACATTGGTCGGAAGTACCAGGTAGAGATCAGGAATGGAAAGAGAAGACAATTAGAAATACTAGTGAGGAACAATTCTCACAAGAGTTTGAGTGTGAGTTTTTAGGTTCAGTCGATACTCTTATCTCACCAGCAAAAATTAAGAACACAGTTTACATAGACGCAATACAATCTAAAGGTGGTTTGAGAATGTTTAAGAGACCTGAAAAAGATAGATTGTATGTTGCGTGTGTTGATGTAGCCAGAGGTACAGGTAAAGATTATTCTGCCTTTATTATAATGGACGTAACTAAATCAGATAGTGGTAAAATATTATATGAAGTAGTTGCGACTTACAAAAACAATGAAATCAAACCATTCGTATTTCCTAACGTAGTTGCTCAAACTTGTAAGGCGTATAATGAAGCACATGTATTAGTTGAAGTCAATGATCTAGGTCAATCTATATCAGAGGCGATGCATTATGAGTTAGAATATCCTAATATATTGATGACTACTCAAAAGGGTAGGGCGGGTCAAATACTTGGAGCGATGTTCTCAGGTAGAGGTACATCACTAGGGGTAAGAATGACAAAGCAGATAAAAAAGGTTGGTTGTGCGAATTTTAAGACGCTTGTGGAGGGTGACAAAATATTAGTCAATGACTTTAACATAATCGAAGAAATGTCCACTTTTTCACGTAGAGGTAACTCATGGCAGGCAGAAGAGGGGTGTAATGATGACTTGATTATGTGTCTAGTTATATTTGGGTGGTTATCTAATCAACCTTACTTTAAAGAATTATCAGACTCAAACATCAGAAACCAGATGTATGAAGAACAACAGAAACTATTAGAACAAGACATGGCCCCATTCGGATTTGTAGATAATGGAATTGATGATATCACAAATGAAGATTCCATAGATGAATATGGGACTAGATGGTATCCTGTTGTAAGAAAAGGTCAATAACCGTAAATTAAGACTATTATAAATATCTACAATGATAAAATGTTTGACTATGGACGTAAGAAAACTTACGAATTTTGATAAATTTAAATTTAAACAGGAGAATTAACCTATGGCATTTCAAGTATCACCCGGTGTTCTCGTACAAGAAAGAGACTTAACTAACATTATCCCAGCAGTATCAACTTCAATTGGTGCAGTTGCAGGACAATTTAGTAAAGGTCCAATTGATGAGATTGTTTCAATCTCTAGTGAACAAGAATTAGTAGATACGTTCGGAAAACCTGACTCAACAAACTTTGAGCATTTTTTTACAGCGGCTAACTTCTTACAATATAGTAATGCTTTGCGTGTAGTACGAGCCCAAAATACTTCAGTATTAAATGCTTCAACATCTGGAACAGGTGTTTTAATAAAAAATACTGAGGATTACGAAAATAACTACTCTACAGGTCAAGGATCAGTCGGATCTTTTGCTGCTAGAACTGCTGGCGCACATGGAAACAGTTTACAAGTATCAACTTGTCCATCTGCAACAGCTTACGAATCAATCTCAACTTCATTAGTTGATACCGCAGCTGCGGCAGTAGGAGATACTATTGTTACAACTGACGAATCAGACGTATTTAATGTTGGAGATATTATTCAGTTTTCTACAACAGCAAGTACAGACGACTATGATGACGGAGACTTTTACAGAGTAACAGCTATTGCTGCTTCAGGCGAAACTTTAGAGTTCGTTCAACACCCTAGAGGTGCTGGCGGCTTAAAGAGAGCGATAGTAGATGATAGTAAAATAAAAAGAAGATGGAGATATTACGATTCAGTTGATAGAGCTCCTGGAACTACAGCTTGGGCAGCCGATAGAGGCGGTTCAGGTGATGAGATCCATGTAGTAGTCGTTGACCAAGATGGCGTAATTTCAGGCGAACCAGGAAGAGTTATAGAAGCTTTTTCTAATATGTCAAAAGCAAGTGACGCAAAAACTCCACAAGGCGATAACAATTATTACGCAGATGTAATATTTAATAAATCATCACAGATTTATTGGATGGACCACAATACTGCAGGTACTAATTGGGGATCAGCTGCTACTGGAATAACTTTCACAGCAGTAAATGTCCCTACACTTGAGTCTTTAGCAGGCGGAGCAGCAGGATCAGCAGTAACTGACGGACAACTAAAAACAGCATACGAGAAATTCCAAGACGCTGAAACAGTTGATGTTGGTTTAATTATGGCTGGACCTTCTTCAAGTTCAACACACGTTGATAATCTAATCACTATTGCAGAGACTAGAAAAGACGCTGTTGTATTTGCTTCACCACAAAGATCAGATGTAGTTAATGTCACTAACTCAAACACACAAATGTCAAACGTAATCGGATTCTTCAATGCAATCAGATCGTCTTCATATGTTGTTTTTGATAGTGGATACAAATACCAATATGACAGATATTCTGACATATACAGATTTGTTCCATTAAACGGTGATATGGCAGGTCTTTCTGCGAGAACAGATACTGTTGCTGATAGTTGGTTTTCACCAGCTGGATTCAACAGAGGTATTGTTAGAGGCGCTGTTAAATTAGCGTTCAACCCTACTAAAGCTCAAAGAGATCAACTTTACCCAGCACGTATCAACCCAGTTGCTACGTTCCCAGGTCAAGGTACAATCTTGTTTGGCGATAAGACAGGTCTAACAACTCCAAGTGCTTTTGATAGAATAAACGTAAGAAGATTGTTTATTGTATTAGAGAAGGCAATTTCAACTGCTTCTAAATTTCAATTGTTTGAGTTCAATGATGAATTCACAAGAGCGAACTTTAGAAATATCGTTGAGCCTTTCCTAAGAGAAGTACAAGGCAGAAGAGGTATCACAGACTTCCAAGTAGTATGTGATGAAACTAACAACACAGGCGAAGTAATTGATAGAAATGAATTTATAGCTGAGATATTTATTAAACCAGCTAGAAGTATCAACTTTATCACATTATCTTTTGTCGCAACAAGAACCGGCGTTTCGTTTGACGAAGTAGCAGGTTAGTAGAGGAGAAATAAAAAATGGCAAACATTAATGACTTCAAAGCTAAACTTGCAGGCGGTGGCGCTAGAGCCAATCAGTTTAAGGTAACTTTACCTTTTCCTGGCTATGCAAGTGTTGGTGGCGAAATAGAAGATATGGCTTTCTTATGTAAATCTACAGCTTTACCAGCTATGACCGTTGGGTCAATAGACGTAAAGTTCAGAGGTAGAGATATAAAGATTGCTGGAGATAGAACAATAGATGCGTGGACTGTAACTGTTTACAATGATACAAATTTCAAAGTAAAGAATGCTTTTGAAAGATGGCAGAACGGTATCAATAACATGACTGACAACGAAGGTTTAACTAACCCAGTTGACTATCAGGTTGATGCGTTCCTAGATCATTTAGATAGAAACGGTAATACTATAAAATCTTATACACTGAGAGGGGCTTTCCCTACTTCAGTTGGTGGGATTCCATTAGACTACGAAACTACTGATGCGATTGAAACTTTTGATGTGACTTTTTCATATCAATACTTTGAATCAAATACTACTACTTAACATTAATAAGAGGGGGAGTAAAATCCCCCTTTTAACAACTTGTATAAGTATAAGTGTTATTAACAAAGGAAATAAATTATGGCGGAACTATTCGGCTTTAGTATTACAAAGCTAACAAAGAAAGCAGACCCAAAACAAAGTTTTACAACTTCACAAGCTGATGACGGAACACAAACCGTAGCGGCAGGAGGTCACTTTGGTTCTTATTTGGACATGGAAGGGACTGCGAAAACAGAGCAGGACTTAATTCGTAGATATAGAGAGATCGCACAACACCCAGAGTGTGATATGGCGATTGAAGATATCGTTAATGAAGCAATTGTTGCGAATGAATTGAAAGACGCCGTGAGAGTTATCTTTAATGATCTACCTTACGGAAGAGAAATCCAAAGAAAAATAGAAGACGAATTCCAAGAAGTTTTAAGATTAATGAACTTCAATACAAAAGGCCACGACATCTTTAGAAGATGGTACGTTGATGGTCGTGTATATTATCAAAAAATTATTGATAGAGATAACCCTAAAGCAGGTATCGTTGAATTAAAATATATTGATCCTAGAAAAATTAAAAAGATTAGAGAAGTCAGAAAGAAAAGACCTGATGTTCCTAGTCCATCTGCTATGAATAGTATGGCTGTTATTGATGAATATATTGAATACTTTTTATACAATGATAGAGGTATATCAGGAACTACCGGTACTGGTGGTATTAAGATAGCGCCTGATACAGTCGCATTTTGTGCGTCAGGTCAAATAGATCAGAACAAGAACATGGTCTTATCATACTTACACAAAGCGATTAAACCTACAAACCAATTGCGTATGATTGAAGACGCAGTGGTCATTTATAGAATAGCAAGAGCACCTGAAAGACGTATCTTTAAAATAGACGTTGGTAATTTACCTAAAGTAAAAGCCGAACAATATTTAAGAGACGTAATGGCGAGATACAGAAATAAATTAGTATATGACGCCAACACAGGTGAGATCAGAGATGATCGAAATTACATGTCAATGCTTGAAGACTTTTGGTTACCAAGTAGAGAAGGTGGAAGAGGCACTGACATAACAACTTTACCTGGAGGTCAAAATCTAGGTGAGATGACTGATGTTGAATATTTTAGAGCGAAACTATATCGTTCTCTAAATGTTCCTGTTGGTAGATTAGAAGCTTCTCAAGGATTTAACATGGGGCGAGCCTCAGAAATTACTAGAGATGAATTAAAATTTACTAAATTTGTTCAAAGGTTAAGAAAGAAATTTACAGAATTGTTTAATGATATTATGAGAACACAGTTAGTGTTAAAAGGTATTATTAGTGAACAAGACTGGCACGTAGTCAAAGATTGTATACAGTATGACTTCATACAAGATGGACACTTTGCTGAACTTAAAAACGCTGAACTTGCAAGAGAAAGACTAGCGTTGGCAAATGAGATGAGAGATTACGTTGGTAAGTTTTATTCTGTACAATACATAAGAAAAAATGTTCTAAAACAAAGCAATAGAGAGATGGAAGAAATGGATAAACAAATCAAAAAAGAAATTGATGATGGTATTATTCAAAATCCCATGGCTCAAATACAAAATGAGGAGAAATAACAATGAGTGAAGAAGTAAAAAGTTTCGTTGATAAACTTGCGGCAGGCGACAACGCTGGTGCTGGTGAAGCATTTAAAGATGCTTTAAGAGTTAAAGTTGGATCAACGTTAGATAATCACAGAAAAGATATGGCGAGTAATATGTTTAATAACGAAAATACTCCAATACCTGAAGCAGAAGCACATAGTGACCCTAAACCAGAAGTAGCTGATATAGGAACTTTTACAAGAGATGGACAAGTGCAAACTATGAATGACGTTAAAGATGGTCAAGCAGAACTTGACTTAACACAAGATGGTACAGCAAATACCATGGTCGGAGTTGATGTCAATGCAGGTGAGTAGAATAGTTAAAGAGAATCTATTGATAGATTCAAAAAGTTATAATAGTCTTTCACCTATTATGAAAGACACAGTAAAAGATGTCTTTAGTTTCTATAAAGAAGCTAAAGGCAATATTGTAGAAAGATTTGAAAGCGCAATTAAAGAAGTTGCTGCTATACATAATATAGAAGTTAAACAACTAGAAGATTACTTTGATAAAGAAGTAATTGAAAAATTTGGAGAATAGTGTGGCGTGGGTAAAGATTAAAGGCTCAAATGAAAAGTATCAATATGGAAATACTGCTCCAGGGCGTAGTACATATAAGACTTCTGCTCGTGGTGCTAACTCAGTTATCTCTGGTGGTATAAGAACTTATACTAAACCAGGAACTAATCAGACAACAGAGACTTATATTAGATGTAGAGAAACCGATACAAGAAAAGAAGTTGGTGAGTTATCAAAAACTTACTATGATAGTAAAATATAATTTATGATTGCAACTACTAAACTAACGGATAATAGTTTTAACATTATAGTTAAAGCGAATGGAGTTGGAAGTGAAGACGATCAGACTTTAGTAGATGTTGAAGCGTCTAACAATGCTTCAAGCGAACCAAAGGTTGCAATCGCTGATATACATTATGAAATATTAGGCACTGGTAAGTGTACAGTATTTTTTAAGAACGATAAAGAAAAGAAAGTAGAGTTAGAAGGTCGTGGAAACTACGGACTTAAACCTACTGAAGATAGAATTAAAGATGTAATAGGTGATATTTTACTAACAAGCGACTCTAATGTTACAAGTTATAATGTAGTAATAGAGGCACAAAAAGAATCAGGATATACAAACTAATGGCTGACACAGTAACAACACAAACAATATCAGACACATCAGGTGTTAAATTTGTAGCGAAACTTACAAATTTCTCTGATGGAAATGGTGAGACTTTAGTAAAAAAAGTCGATGCTTCTGAAACAACTTTTATGTCAGAAGATGGAAATAGAACAATTGCGAGAGTATATTACTCTATCAATTCATCAGATAGCAAGTCAGGAGTAGAGATTATTTGGGACGGAACAATCAATGCAACTGCATTATTCTTATCTGGTAACGGTTTTATGGACTTTAGAACAGATGGGAACAACATACCAAACAATGCTGGAACACCTACAGGTGATGTTTTAGTATCAACAAAGAATTTCGCAAGAGGCGATAATTACACGATTATTGTCGAGTTTAGATAAAAAAAAGTATAAATATATACTACAAAGAGAGAAAAATTTATGAAACTAATTTCCGAAGAAATAAACAACGCCGAGTATCTTATCGAAGAAACTAACGGCAAAAAAGACTACAAGATTAAAGGAATCTTTTTACAGAGTGAATTAAAGAATAGAAATGGAAGAATATATCCTAAAGATGTATTAATGAAAGAAGTAAAAAGATATAACCAAGATTTTGTCAATAAGAAAAGAGCGTTTGGCGAGTTAGGACACCCTGATGGACCAACGATTAACCTAGAAAGAGTATCGCATATGATTACGAAACTCTATCCAGATGGTAATAATTTTATTGGCGAAGCAAAAATAATGAACACACCGTATGGTAAGATTGTAAAAGGTCTTATTGATGAGGGCGCACAATTAGGTGTATCTTCTCGTGGTATGGGTTCGTTAGTACAAAGAGGCGGCATGAACGTTGTATCAGATGATTTTTACATCGCAACCGCTGCTGATATTGTAGCAGACCCGTCTGCTCCTGACGCTTTCGTAGAAGGTATTATGGAAGGTAAAGAGTGGGTATGGAACAATGGTGTCTTGGAAGAAAAAGATATAGACGCCTGGAAGATGGAGATTTATAAGACAAGACGTAGAGAACTTGAAGAAAAGAAGGTTAATATCTTCAAAAACTTTCTTCAAAAACTTTAATCTTATAAATATCCTATAACAAACAAAAATAAACGTTTATTTTTATAAGGGAGATTTCAATGGCCGAAACAGATAAGAAAATTGAGGCAATGGAACAGGAAGTTAGTGAAGTGGCAAACCCACAAGCTGATGCTCCGAAGAAAAACGCTGTAGCGGCTGAACCTACGCATTTAAAAAACGATGCGCAAGATTTAGGCCCAGCGGTTGTAAAACCGACTGACAGTAATCCAGATGCTTCAAAATCTACATCTCAGGTTTCAGGTGATGCTCAACAAAAAAGTCAAGGTAGTGCTGATGCAATGCCAAAACTTTC